AACAATTTGTATAAGCCATTTTATGTTAATGCTTATACCAGAATCGTCATTTAGTTTTGGTAGATTTTCACCCATTTACTTTTTAGCATCTTTATTATGTCTGTCAATCATTAAAAACCATTTGTGTAGCGTGTAGCCTATTACGCTTAATGATACTATAATTTTTAGAATAATATCTATTTCGCTAAAGTTTAAAACCATAGCCATAGTATTAAATGCGTAAAGTTTTAGGTCTTGTGTAGTCATCGCTTTGGTCTTTAACGGCCTTGGCCTTTATATGGTTTTTTATAATTTTTACTTTGTTTACCTACGGCAGTTTTTGTTTTTGCGTGTACACCTGGCCTAGTTACTTTAGGCTTTTCTAGCTTTACAGCTTGCGTTTGTTTTTGTTTTGCTGCCATGGGTTAAACGGGTTGTATTCTGTTGGACAATTCTAAAATAGCACGGTAATACGTGTGGTCTGCTGTGTCGTCTTGTAAATATGTTATGCCTTCACTAACGCTTGTGTAGACGTTAAAACCGTCTGCTGTTAAATCTACATAGCCAATAGACCTAGTGCGCAGTAATTGCAGTACCTGGTTCATAATGCTATTAACGCCTAGCTGTCCGCCATCGTCGCTAATTGCACGGTCTACCACCTCAATCCTGGTAATACATTCAATATGTAAAGCGGACTGGTTCTGGTCTATTTCATTGGTAGCTACACTGTAAACAATAATGTACGGGTAACCAGCGTTGCTAGGTACACGGTTATACGCTTGTACTGGCTGGCCCTTCCAGGTTACAGCGCCAGATAGTTTAGCTAAAATCCCTTTGCGTAGGTAGTGTATTGCCTCTAGCATTATTTCGTCAGTTTATCAAGTTTATTTTGAATTTTTACAAGGCCTTTTTGTAACTCTATGCGTATGCTGTTAAAAAAGAACGGTCTAGCTGGTAGGTTAACCTCGCGTATTCCTTTGCCTTTAAATTGCGCTGCGTATGAATCTGGAATACCAAGCTGCTGCATATCGTCTAGGTCTACCATTCTACCAGTTCCAAACTCAACGTATGGGCTGTATTTAGCAGTGGACATTACTACAGCTTGTTTACCTATAATTCCCCCTTTTATACCTTGACCTAAAGGCCCTTTGTCTTTGGGCGCTTTACGTTGGGCGCGTTTAGCACTATATTGGGCTATAGCCCCTAACTCATTGCTAACCTCTTGACGGCTGTATTTTTTTAGCGCCTCAATTTTAGCTAACAATTCGTTAAGCCCCTTTTGGTCTATTTTAGTTTCTACGTTCATTAGTTAACCCTCGTGGCTTTAATGGTTGTATAATGCCGTATATCGCTGTCGTATTTGTTGTTTACTCTATATTGGGTGGCGTTACTTTCCAACTCAAAAACAGAATCAACGCTAATAAGGTCAGCAGTATGTTTGCGCAGCGTTATTTCAATTTCGTTATAGTGTGACCTTTTGCCAAAATTATCCTCTACAACGCCGCCTAATTCTTTTAATTCACACCAGTAGGTGGCAGTGGTAGCCAATGTATTTACCCAGCCACCGTAGTTGTCCTGTACTCTGGTGTATGCTTTTACTATAATCCTATCTTTTATTTTACCAGACTGCATAATTATATAAACATAGTTTTATACCCAGCTAGTAGGCTTTTAACATTGCTAGGCACATCAGAAACAATAGTGCCAGTTACATAGTCCGCACGGTTGTCGTAAAGCGTAGACACAAGCTGTAAAATAGCTTGTTTAATAGCGCTGTCAGTTATGCCAGCTGTTACGTAAGTCACCTTAACGTGTTTGCTTGGGCCTCCGTGTAATTCTATGCTGTAGTCGTCAAGTCCTAAAATATCGTATGTAGCAGCTTCACCCTCTACAGTTACGCTAGAAACAGACGCAATAGGCGCAAAAGGTAAATCAAAAAGTCCGTTAGTATAGTCTACGTAGTATGTACGGTTTTTAGCCACTACGTCGCGGCTTATGTAGTTTTCAATAAATACCCTAGCTTGGGTAATCATATCGTCTATAAGCGTATCGTCTGCGCTTGTATCAATACGTGTAAATAGTTTGGCCTCGGCTACTGTAACCAGTTCGCTGCCAGTTACGCTGTTGATTTTAATTTGTCGCATAGCTACCCTTTTTTAGTTGCGCGTTTTCTAGGCGCCTTATGTTCTTTTGTTTCTATTTCGGCTTTAACCTCTTTGACCTCCACAACTGGCGGCAACTCAACAGCTAAACCTACAGCTAGGTATTTACTAGCAGTAGTTTTATCCAACTCTACTATGTCGCCTTTTTTCTGTAGTTTATTGCCGTTTAGTACGGACTTAACCATTAATAATTCCATAGGTTTTATTTTGTGTAAAGATAAAAAAAAAGGGCCTAGCAAAACCAGGCCCCTTTCTCGTCTAAATCTAACCGTTAACTATGAAAACTTAACGCGTCAAAGTTATTTAATTTTTTTAAAACTTTTTCATTTAATCTAAATGACTGTTTATTGTCAAATCTGTAAACTAGCCAACTTTCGTAGTCAACTATATAAATAGCTATTATATCAATATCGCTTGATTTATATATGTTGTATTGGCTAGTGCTTATAGTTATAGACGGGTTTTTTCCGCCATCATCTTTTAGGGTTCTGTATTTTACCTGGACGCGTAGTAATTCTTTTAGGTTGTCTACTATTAAGTCGTACCTACTAGCGTCTAGCATTGGCTTACTTACATTGTAGCCAAGTTCCATACATTTAATAGCAAAAAGGTATTCAGTATAACAACCTTTCTGGTTAGTATCTAACTGCGTAACCATTTTGCCAATTTACGCAAAAAAAAGACGCCCTTTTTACGGGGCGCCATCAACACTAAACTAACTAAAAAGAAATCAACCTTTACAAATATACAATTTATATACGTTGTAAGACTGTACTAGTAGCATAAATGTACTTATGCTAAATGGTAGCCAATGGAACGCCATAAATAAAACGCTAAACCACAATACTGCAATCATTCCTAATAAAAAGTAATTACCAATTTTGTCTGCTGTTGCCATAATAATAAATTATAAGTTGTCTGTAAATGTTTCCCTTATTTCTGCCTCAATACTATGTAGTACCATAGGCGCCAATAAATCATAAATTTCTGTGTCGTCGCCTTCTGTTCGTACAGATACTATGTTTAAATCTAGTTCTAGCGGCGTTACGTAACCTGGGTCGTCGTGCCTCCAGGTGTAGTATTCATACTCAACAACCAAGGGTACACCCTCAATTATTACTTTTCTGGTGTCAGTGTCGTACATATAACTTGCAATTCTTTGGTTATTTCTCCCTTTAAGTAGTCTAGCCTATTGACCAGGTAGGCGTTATAGGTCAAGTCCGCGTAGACGCGCAAACTTTCAATCTCTTTAAATACGTTTTCCATAGTTAGAATTTTTACCAAAAGTAAAAATAAATTTGAATTACGCACACTAAAAAGAAAAAAAACTTTAAAAATAAAAAACCCCAGGCGTTAGCCCAGGGTTCTTTTTATAACTTAACTTTAAATTAAGCTGTTTCCAAAGCTGCTTTGTCAGTAGCGAAATCGCCATTAACAAATCCGTTTGGTAGGTAGTTAGCAACTGCAACCCTTTCAGATACACGAACAGTAACAAAACCGTCACGTACGTTAGTACCATCTTCTCTAAAGAATTCTACAGATACATTATCACGTACCCAAAGTTGTGCGCCCATTGCAAAGTTACCTAGCAAATAGTCACCAATAGGTACAGCAGTATTAACTACTACTGGAACGCCTAGGAAAGTAGGCTGTAACCCTTGGTAGACTTGGTCTTTTAGGTAACGGTTTTGGGTGTCTTTTAACAATACGATTTTGTGGAAATCGGTTGGGTGCAACATAATATAGTCTGCTTTGTAGTTAGACAAAGCCAACTGATTGATAGCAGCAGCCAATACGTCAAACTCGTTAGCGCTTTCAATAGCGTTAGCAAAACCACCAGCTGCGAAATCAGCAGCGTTAGTAATAATACCAGACAAGTTTGGCGCAACACCAGAACCAGACAAAATTTGCGCGTCCTCAATTTCTAAAAGTTTTTCTGGGGCGCGTGCAGACAAATAGCTGGTTAGCTGTGGGGTGTCGGCAAGCATTTCCTCAGAAATACGGAAATAAGTACCAATTTTCTCTACGTTAACGCTTGCAGCAGTCATATCAAAATCAGACTGTCCTAAAGTAGCGCCTTCTGCTTTAGCAGCAGCACCGTTAGAGTAGCCAGATTCTTTTACAAAACGTACAACATCGCTAGTAGTAGAACCTACTGGGATAAGGTTACGAACGTGTACTGGTCTGGTAGGGTCAAATTTGAATCCAGGTACTCGGTCAGCAGCAATAACTTCGCCAGAAAAATCTGCGCCAGTAGTCATATCAGCTTTAATTTCAAAACGGGCAGAACGTGACTGGCCTTTTACCATTGAATCAATAGCGCCATTTTTGAACGCGTCCATCAAGTTAGCCTTAAAAGATTTAGACTTTCCAGCCTCAAACGCTTTTTTGCTTGCTACTTCTTGTGAATCTAAACGGTCGTTTAGTTCGTTAAACTTGTTTACCAAGTTGGTAACCTCGTTTTTAATCATTTCGTCAGCTTTACCAGTAGCAGAATCAACCGCTTGACCGTAAGCCTTCTCAATTCTAGAATCAATCTCTTTAGAAATAGAATCTAATTGGTTTTTAATCATTTCGTCCATTGTAATTAGAATTAAATTTTTAGGAATTTTTTAAACTGTCGTATAGATATTTAAGTACCTCGCTAGTAACTTCCTCTGTAGTCGGCAGTGTGTCCATCTCGGACGGCGCTGTGGCTTTAACAAACAAAGTTTTTAGCTTTAGTATTTCTGCTTCTAGGGCGTAGCCCAACTCGTCTGAAATTTCAGACTTGCGTATAAGTTTAGCCAGTGAATCGTATTTAGCCTGGGCTTTCTCTAGGTCAAAGTTTCCTTTAACGTCTAGAATAAGCGCCTGGTCGTTAGCGGCTAGTGTAACTGCGCTAATCTCGTATAGTTTTACTTCTCTAATTTCTCGGTAGTTGCCATTCATAGCCTTCATAATTGGCAAAATTCCTACACTGTTTTCGGTAATTACGCCAGCCTTCATAAGTTCCACAACGTCTTTACCTAGGCGTGTCTTTGGTATTTCAGCCTCAAATACTAGACCTTTTTCGTCCTCGTATAGGTTCAGCATCTTACCTAAAGGCATATCCATATTATGCTGGTATAAATACCGCACACGTTGGCCATTCTCTTTAATAGTCTTACTATAGGCGCCTTTGGTTATAATATCGCCATCGCTGTCTACATTACCAAATACAGACCCATAGCCTTTAACTATTCCAGCTTTGTCGTCTGCGTCTATTAGGTCCCCTAGTGGTGCTGACTTGTATAGAATCATTTTAAAAAATTTTTGTAAAGATAGGAATTATATAACTAAAATTCTGGGGTCCCCTTTTCAAACACTACTGGCGCCAACTGTCCTGGTAGTACCTGGTCGTGTTTGTTAGATAGTATTATTTCTTTTGGTATGTTTTCAAAAGCAGCACAACCTAAACCTATCAGTGGCTTATGTTTACATTTAAAACAAATAAAATCTTTTACTGGTTCCATAGTTATTTTTTAAAATACAAGTCAATTAATTCACCAATAAGCCTAGCGTATTTACTAGGGTTGCTGTTTAATTTATATTCTGTAAAGCCTTCGGCTAAAAATTCGTCTATATTTGTGTCTGCATATTTACCTAAATACAACTCATTAGCCAGCTTAAAGTTTTTAGATTTAAGCGCCGCAATAACCTCTTGGTTGTATTGCGTTCTAATTTCTTGTAGCTTTTCAAAAAATTCAGCCCCTTTTGGGTATAGTCTTATTGTAGACACATCAGCAATAACGTGCGTAAATTCGTGCGTTAGTGTAGCGTATTGTGCGTTTATTGAATCTATAGCGCTTTTATGTCTTTGTAAAAATTTAGTTTCGTCTACAATTCTGGTTCTTTGTTCTATATCAGCTGCTTTGTGTCCAAAATTTATTGAATCTAACCTAACTTTGCCGTCATTTCTCCAGACACTTCTTTTAACTTGTCCGTATGTTGTATTGCTAGATTTAAATATAACAACAGTTTTACCCCAAGTTCCTTTGTTGTATTCTTGTTTTAAATCGTATTCTTTTACCAGTTTATCTATTCGCTTGTTATATTCATTATATTGGTCTAAACCAAAACCTCTATCTAACCTAACACTATCAACGTCTAAACCAGCTTCTTTAAGCGTATCTAGTGTTTTTAGTTTAGCTTCTTTAAGTGTTTTTGCTGGCACAAATTCGTCAGCTGCCTTGGCTGGTTTACTAGCTACTATGTTAGCCTCTGCCACTGCTGCCTGGACTGCTGTCTGCACAACTGTACCCAACTGGCTTAACCCTTCTGCTGTTAGCGTATCTGCTACACCAAATCCTAGGTCTGTAATTTCGCCAACAGCTTGCGCGCCTTCTTTTGGAAATGGCGCCATACTACAGCGGCAATTAATTACGTTACCAGGACTACCGTTTGTGGCCCCTGGACGCATTAAAAATTCAATGCCACGTTTTGTAGGCACTTCAAAGGGCTTATCAAAGTCCACTACAACACCGTCCATTACAGCGTGGTCAGCATAGTCTTTGTTTGCAAGTCGTCTTGTTCTAGTGTCATTGGCGCTAATCCATTCCTTTTGCATATCTGTGCCAGGAAAAATGTCTAATGCCGCTGTTTCAGTAGCTAGGTTAGCTATGTTGGTGGCTTCAGTTCTTACTAGCCTTTCAGCTTGGTATTGGCTGTACTGTTCAAACTTCTGGCGTAACATACGCGCGCGCACGTCAGCGCCTTCGCTTATAAACACGTCATCTGTAAATAGTCGCCTGGTTACATCTATTAAATTCTGCCTGGCTGTGCCTTGTACTAGGCTTACACGTTCAGCAGCTACTGCCGCGCCAACTAATTTAAATTGCGCCCTCCAGGGTTCTACTAAATTGCTAGGGTTAACGCCTTTTTTAATCAGTTTATCAAAGTTCTGGGCATACCACTTGGCAAAGCGTAGCCCTATGCTTTCATATAGCCCCTCGTATAGTTTGGTGAAATCGCCAGCATTGTATAAAAACTGTACATCGTCAGCCCCTATACTTCCCTTGCGTTTGAATATGTCCAAAGCTATTGTAGCCTGGCTATCGTAAAACGCTTTAACTTGACCAGCTGCGTAGCGTTCTGCTGCGTTTAGGTTTTTATCCCATTCACTAGCCCAGTTAGCTTTTACTCGTTTTATTACGGCGTCCCTTTCAGCTATTTGCATAGGGTTTATTTTTGTGCC